CGACCGTTCGCGGTAAACCACTTCGAGCGGAGTGCCGTCATGCGTCGACGAGCCGACCATCTTCTCGAACGGGACGTCAACGTCGATCGACCGTCCGAGCGGATCGGCGATCTCCGCCGCCTCAACCAGATACGCCCATGTCGCGCCCGCCTGCTCGAACTGTCCGGCGAGCACGGTCTCGACCGCCTCCTCGACGAACTCGTCCGTGTAGCCGAACTCGCCGAGAAGGCGGGCGACGGCGTCGGCGATCTTCTCGCCGCGGTCGTACGACGCCGTCATATGCGCCCGCATGAGACGATCAGACATCGACCGCCCTATTCACCGTCGACACGTACTCGCGGCCGTTGTAGACCGCCACGCGGTCGGGTCCGTCCGACACGATCGGCACGTTCGTGTAGATCGTCGTATTGCCCTTCGTATGAGCGACCGCAACACCCTGTTGCCAGTCCTCGCCGCCCTTACGGATGATCGGTCGGCCGTCGAGGTCGGTGCCACCCTTCATCGACGGCACCGCCCCATCGGTCCGGGCGAGACAGCCGGGGGACGCCGCGAAGATCTCGACCGGCTTGCCGTCGATGACGAACGTCCGCGCCAGATACTCGCGGCGATGAATGTGTCCGTAGACGACCGACACCTTTTCCCGGTCGAGGTACTTCGACGCCGTCTGTCCGCGGGCGTTCACGTAGTGACCGTGAACGATGCGGAACCCCGGCCCGAGTTCGACGTCAGCCGCCGGATACCCCGGCCGGTACTCGATACCGAAGTCGTCGAGGCGACACAGATACGGAATCGACATGACCGGCCACGCCGACGGCGCCTCGTCCGGAAACCGACCCTTGCGGAGACCGAACGCGGCGAGCGCGTTGTCGAGCAGATAGTTCGAGAACCGCTCCTCGTGGTTCCCGGCGATATAGAAAATCTCGCCGTCGGATCCGATCGCCTGGCGTTGCTCCGCTCCGAGGATCGTGTTTCGGTCAAGCGCCGCCTGTGTCGTCCCGGAGAACGCCGGAGACTGCCGGTACTTCCCGAGGTCGGGAAGGTCGAGGTCGTCGCCGACCCGCACCATACGCGACGGGGCGACAGCACGAAGAAGCTGTAGCGCTACGTCGATCGCTCCCTCGTCGTGCGTCGGGACGAGTTCGCCGTCGACGTCACGGAAATAGCCGATCTGCGTATCCGGCCAAATGAAGTCAGTCGTCCACTCCGACGGCGCCTTCGTCGACGTCTTGCGTGCCGACACCTTCACTGCCGGTCCGCGGTCGACGACCGGCCAGTCCGGACCCTCCTCGAACTTCGGGGAAATCTCCCACTTGAACAGATCCGACTTGACGAGTTCGTCGATCCCGTCGGCGTCGCGTAGCTTCGCGATTGACTGGTATCCGCCCATCTTCGAGATGCGGCCGATCTCCTCGACGGAGATCCCGGAGTCTTCGAGATGGGCGGCGAGCGCTTCGAGGACCGATTGTCCGGCCACCTTCTCCGACAGTGTCACGACACACCGTTTCGGCGCCGCCACTTGCGGACCGATCCGTCGGTGATCTGATAGCCCTCGTCGGTGAGTTCGTGAGCGATCCGGGACGCCGGGACGGTCGGGTCGTTGAGCCACACTTCGAGGATGATCCGGTCGTCGTCGTCGAGGTCCGCGAGGATTTCGTCGACTCGGAGCGAGTAGACGCGTCCGGTGGACACGTCGCGGTCACGGAGACTCAAGACGCCACGTCCTCGCGGGCGACGCGTGCCGCCTCCCACTCGCGGAGCTGCGCCGCGTACTCCGGCGTCGTCGCCGAACGGGTCAACCATGCGAGCACGGAACCGGCGAAGATTTCGAGACCGCCGCCGACGGCCGGATCCAGTCCGAGGATGACGGCGAGACCGATAGCGGCCGTCACCATTCCGAGGGTGAGGACCGGCTCGCGGTCCCTGATTGCTTCGATCGGGTTCATGCTTCCTTCTTTCATTCTTCGGAGGACTTGAGTTCGGATTCGAGTTCCGGGAACGCCGGACGCTCAACTTCCGGCGGGACCAGTCGCGACAGGTCCCCGGCGTACGTCGTCAACGTGAGGACGTTTCGACGGAGACGGTCGAGCCGCTTGTCTGTGTCCTGGCGTGTTTCGCGTTCGTCCGACTTGACGGTCTTGTAGAGCCGGAACGCCCCATAGAGGGCGACCATGACGAGACCGAACGTCGACCCGTCCGTTACCAACGTCGCGACATCGAGCGAGACCGGGTCAGCTTGGGCGTACAAGAGGATCACCCGTCGCGTGGCGCCGCTGGTTCCAGAGGAGACAGATGGCCGCGGCAGAGATCACATACGAACCGACCGCCGCCCCGTTGAATTGACCGGACGTCGGAAACGCGAGGAAGCCGAGTCCGCGCATTGTGACGGCGACGAACGACAGGAACAGGGCCGCCGAGCGTGACGCCAGATCCATTCGCCACACCGCCAAAGCGTGAGCGATCGCCGCGGCGCCCGCCAACACAACCCAACCCCACGGAGACGGCCAAAGAAGACTACTCGCCCCCGTGACGATCCCCTGCATGAGTCCGAGTAGCCCGAAGAAGATCAGGGCATGGGCGAGTCGAGCGACCCGCCACTGAGTGAAGATTTCGCGTACCCAGATCATCCGTCGATCAGCACCGACCACATGACCGGACCGCAGATCCCGTCGACCTTCGCGCCGATGAACGCCTGCACGTTTCGGAGCTGACGCGTCGACACCGGACCGAAGTAGCCGTCGGTGTCGAGGTCCGACCCCGACAGGGCGTTGAGTAACGCCTGAACGCGTCCGGCGTCGGTGCCTCGCGACCCCTCCTTCACGACAGAAACCTGCGCGTTGAGTTCGATCATTTCGGGGTTCTCCTCATCGGTTTTTGGGGTGGGGTCGACCGCGGACCAGTCCGGGCCGGGGACCGGCGCCGCCGGGGCAACGCCGGGAAGTTCGAGAGCCTGAAGACGTCCGCCGGAACGGACGATCCGATTGACGTCTCGGCGACTGTTCGGCCATTCGGACGGCTGGCGGTGCCACGGCTCCCGGTTCACGTTCGTGAAGTGACGGAGCATGAACCGGTCGGCGTGCTCGTTCGCGAACGCCAGCGACGAAGGCGGGACCATGTCCCCGGCGATCGCTCCCTCCGGCGTAGCGCCCTCCTCATGGTTTGATCCGCCGGGGAACGCGTACGACGCGAAGCCGTCGCGCAGCCAGTAACGCACACCGTTGTAGGTGCGTGAACCGTTACCCTGATCTCCCGAGGTCGTGTGACGTCGAAGTGCTTCGGCGAGCTGTTGCTCGAATGCTCGCGCTGCGCCACCGAACCCGAACGGGACTCCATGCGCGTAGCAGAAGATCATCGCCGCGTACTCGCGTTCGCGGTACTCCGGGTTCAGTAGCCGAATCTGGTTACGGCCGTCGATGTAGTCGAGCGTCCGAACGCTTGACGTGTACCCGTACGGGAACAGAGCCGTCGACAAGTCGACGCCCATCGTGCGGGCGTACGCCTGGATCTGGTTCGAGATCGTCACTGTGCTGTCTCCTCTTCGTTCTCCGACGTCTCCGCCGGTTCGTCGGCCGGTGTGCCCGCATTCGGGACAACACCGCTCACGGACGCACGGAGCGTTTCTGCACGGCCCAGGCGCCGCCAACGCTCGACCGTCTGCGGAGAAGCGCCGAGATCGTCTTCCCAAATCGCTTCCGTCGGGACGTTGAGCCCCTTCTTCTTCAGACCGGCGTCGACGCGCTGAGCGTCCGACACCGTCTCCGTCCGACGCCACACCGTTTCGAGGTCGTCGCGGATCAAGTCCTCGCGGCCAGCGGCCTTCGCCGCCAACCTGAAAACGTCCTCCCACGCCTCGCCCTGCGTCTGCTGATGCGACTGCACCTTTCGAGTGAGACCCGTTTCAGCCGCCGTCAACGCTTCAGCGTTCACGTTCACGATCTGCCCGAGGAGATAGTGCGGAGGGGTCCGCGTCACCGCGGCGAGATGCTCGACGTCAGCCGCGATCGCCCCGACGTAGTTCGACAACGTCGCCTCGGAGAACTCGCCGAACCTGGCGCCCTCGTCCTCCGTGATCCACAACCGGTCAACCGCCGAATTGAACGGCTCGACCGCTTTGCCGTCGTCATCGGCGTCGAGGACCAGACCCGTCGCCCACCGCTGACGGAACGCCGAGAACGCTTGGGCGAGTAGACGGTCGACCGTCGTCCGGTTGATCCGATCCTGAATCGGAATCGCTCCATGCAAGTCTGAGACGTGACCGCCGTCGGTGTCCGGGTTGGCACGGAACTTCACGAACGGGATCTCGCCGAGCGTGTTCTCGACCTCCCCGACCTGAACCCATTTACCGCGCACCCACTCGAACGCATGAACGATCGTCGTGTCCGGATACAGCCACGCGTACCTGCCGCGCACCTTGACCGCCGACGTAGCCTCGAACGGGTCAGGGCCGTCGTACTGGACGTCAACACGGAGCGGCGAATCCGGGACGATCAACGGAATCGGCGACTCGTCCGACTCGTCCTCCTCTTCGCCCGCCCACACCGACACAAACGAATAGCCCGACTTCAGAACCTCGACGGCGTGCGGCATCTGACGGCCGTCGAGTCGGTTGCCCTGCCACCACCGCCAGAACTCCGACTCGACGGCGTCGGTGTCGGCGGACCTGAATCCGTCGACGATCAAACGCTCGGCAGTCGTCTCCGTAACGAGACGCAACCACGGCGTAACACCCTGCTTCACGATCTGCCACAACTCGCGCCGCGCCTTCGCCGGAACGTCGAGGGCGTCGAAGTTGCCGTCGCGAAAATAGGCGTCGAGTCGTTCGAGTTCGGCGCGTTTCGAGTCGAGATCGTCGACACGCTCCGAGAGAGATTTCGTCAGGACGTCGTACACAAGGCTCACCGTACGCATCGCATATGCACGATGCAACCCAAGATCAGCGAGACCGTGCGGCGACCGCCCTCTCGTTCGTCCGGACCAACATCGCCGCAACCTCCCGCCGCCACGTCTCGGCGGAGCATCGGCAACGATCCTCCCGAACACGACAGACCACGCAATCGAACGAATGGTCGGCGTGACGAGGCATACACGTTCATCGGTGCATCGCATATGCGACTTGAGGACATTTCTCAGAAACCCGCGGCCTTCACACGACGACGCGGGCGAGCCTTCGCCGCAATCGCATCGCGTCGAGCCTCCGCCGCCAACACCGCCGACATGCACGCATCGACCTTCAACGACGGCGCCGGTTTCGCCAACGTCCAAAGCTGACGGTTCTGCTCATCGCGCACATTCACCTTCCGACGCACCGCGTTGCCGATGTGGCGGAGCAGATCGTCAGGGTCGCCGTCAGCGACCGGCGCCGGACCGATATCGCCCGACCGGATCTCCGTCGCGAAGTTCCGGCACGCATACCCGATCGGCTTCCACCGTCCCGTATGCCACGGTGCCACGAACTCTCGGCGACGCAACCCGTCCCACCGCGTCATCGACGCCTGCCACCGGAACGGATCCGCATACAGCCGCCAAATGTCGTACTCGTCCTCGATCTCGGCGACACGCAAATCGACCTCGTCGACCGGCACCTGCCAGTCATCGCCGTCGTTCGGTTGCTTCTCCCACAACCCCGCAAGCTGAAGCGTCCCCGACTCGATCCCGCACAACACGAGCGCCGTCGCATCATCGAACAGGGACCCGTCGAAACCGACCGTCACGAACTCGCCCGCCTTCAACGGAGACCGGCCCTCGCCGTTCGCAATGAACGCCTTCCGATCGAACGCCCGCTCCGACTTCGGAACCGACTGGTTCAGAAAGAAGCGACGCGCCTCCGCCGGATCCGTGTCCGGATCGTTGATCTCGTCCGCCAAACGGATCACGTCAACCCAACCCGACACCGTCTCGCCCTCGTCGTCGAGGACGAGACACGCATCGCCGTAGACGACCGTCAACGCCTCGATCAGCTTCGGGAGGTCCGACAAGTCCGGGACGTCCGGCGCCGTCGGGCCACGGTCGAAGTAGATACCACTCGCGCCCTTCTCGACCGCCTGAATCGTCTTGTCAGCTACCGTGCCGTCGCCCAACTCCGGAGCGTTCATGAGCTCGACAGACCAGCCATGCCGCTTCGCCACATTTCGACGCAACGTCGCAACCAGATTCACGCCGCCATTCGTCGACGTCAACGCCTCCGACTGGTCAACCACCACGAACGAAGCGCGGGCACCCTCCTTCGATTCCGCCGCCGACGAAATGACCTCGATTTTGCCGGGAGAGCCCGAGCCGTCCCGCTTGCGCGTCGTGATCTGATGAATCGAAACGTTCAGCCCCAACTCGCCGATGATCGACGCCGGACGATCCGACAACGTATCGACCAACCACTGCATGACGTTCGCCGTCTGATCCTCCGCCACCGCGGCGATCTGGACGAGCGGGGACGCCTTCCGCTTCCCGAGCGGACGACCCGTCTTCGGATCC